TTCCCGCACAAATTCCTCTGCACGGTCATAGTCCTTGATGAAACGGAGCGTCATTATCTCAAACTTCTCTCCGTCTGGTTTTCTAATGGCAACACGATTGCCTTCGATGGTTACTTCGCATCCGAGATGGATGAATTTTTTGTTCATAGGAATTGGATGTTGACACAATACAATATGTGGCGCAAGCTGATTCTCTATGACCACGCAAACCTACAACGAACCAGAAGTAATAATGACCATGCCTGACACGAACGAGATGTCTGTCGGCTACTCCACCCGCGCAGCAGATGAACCAGACCTAGCGCATCCAAGTCTGCTAGCCCTGCAAGAAATAGACTCGCTGCGAGAGGAGCTACGGCATGAGCGATACATGCGATTGCTGGCGGAAGGTGAGGTAGCGCGGATGAAGTTTGAAGAGGTCCGCCCTAGCGATCAATACTTCCTCGGATTTCCGATTCGCAACTACGACAGCAGCGACGACGACTGCCAACGCACAACTTGGGAAGTCAAGATCGAAGGTATGTGGCATGAGGTCATAACCTGCGGTCTGCGCTTCGACCGGAAAGAAGCAATCGAATCCCTCTGCCGAATCCTCAAAGCTAAAATATGATTGCCTCACAAGAAGGCGACCCAACAAAACGGTTGCTAGAGGAAATCTTCCAGCTTGCAGTCGATGATGTCCGGTATCAAAACCCAACAGCCTGCACGAAGAACGAGCTTCAAGAAACCAAGCGAACAGCAGAAGATTTCTTCAAGACGAAGTTCTACCACGAACTATGTGACCTCTTCAACCTGCCGTCACACCGAGTAGCCAAGCTGATTCTTTCGCAGAAGAACAGTCGTGTCAGAGAGGAAAAGAAAGATGAACTGTCCTAAGTGCGGAAAGAAGACGAAGATCATCGACAGCAGAGTTGCTGGTGATAGAACAGTAGTCAGCAAAGAACACGAATACACGGGCAGTAAGGTTCGCAGGCGGCATCAATGCAAGTGCGGGATTAGGTTCTCCACGATTGAAGTCTTATGCGAAATACTACCAGCGCAATTTCCCCCTGAGAATAGATACAGGAAACCTAAACCAAAAACGAAACCCAAGAAACCAAAGGCCAAGCCGAACAACGATTGGCTGGAGAGAATAAATAGAAAGCTAGAAGAAGTATGACCTACGAAGAATTTGTTTCAGCCCTCGTTAAAGACGGGCATAAGATTAAAGAAGAGATAACGCCAGCCGAGTGCCACACTTTGCACATGATTATGGGCATCTGTGGAGAGGCAGGAGAGCTGCTTGATGCGGTGAAAAAGGCTATCATTTACCGCAAGAATCTGGACATAACGAATGTCATCGAGGAGCTAGGTGACATCGAGTTTTACCTTGAAGGTTTCCGCCAGTCGGTTGGAATCAGCAGGGATGAGACAATTAAAGAGAACATGGATAAGCTATCCAAGCGATACGCGAAAATCTCCTACACCGATGAGGCCGCTCAAACTCGCGCTGATAAAGCCTGAAAACATATTGCTGCTATCGGTGATAGCCATTTGCGTAATCTATAAGCTATTCGTGGAATGAATCTATACCCATTTGTAGGCATGGATGATTCGGGAGACATGCACATTTACATGTCCCCGTTTCGCCTGCACAAGCTAAGTCCTATGCACACTCGCGGCAAGCCGTTCCCAGATGGAGTGGACCGTGCTATCGAGCCAGAACAGACGCGAGACTTATTAAAGAAACTGTGCGATTACTTTAATGACTATGACTCTCGGAAGAAAAAGAAGTAAGCCTCTCCGTTCTAGGAAGCCTATGAATCGTGTGTCCGATAAGCACCGGAAGGAGCTAAAGGAATACTCGCAGATTAGGTATGATTACTTTATGCTGAATCACTTCTGCGAGATATGCGGAGAAGCAGCAACAGACATTCACCATAAAGCTAGGCGAGGAAAGAACCTCAACAACACAGAAACTTGGATGCCTGTCTGCCGCCTGTGTCACACAAGACTTCACGACAATCCGAAGTGGGCAAAGGAGAATGGCTATCTGATATGACTATATTCGCAATAGACCCCGGCCCTACAGACTCAGCATTCGTGCAGTGGGATGGGAAGGTTATAGACCACGGGCATATCGACAATTTCGAGATGCGCCAACTGCTGATCGGAAGGGAATACGATGTAGTCGCAATCGAGATGGTAGCTAGCTACGGCATGGCGGTAGGTGCAAGTGTATTCGATACCTGTCGCTGGGTAGGGAGATTTGAAGAGGTTGCTAGGACTGACACGCTCTTGTGCTACAGGAAGGACATTAAGATGTATTTGTGTCGCACGATGCGATCAAAGGACAAGGACATCAGGCAAGCATTACTGAATCTCGTAGGACCGCAAGGAACGAAGGATGATAAAGGTCCGACATACGGGCTAAAGTCACACACTTGGTCGGCACTAGCTGTAGCGGTTTACGCTGAAAACAAATTGACTGCAGTTAAACAATAGTTATATTGCGACACGCCGAGCTTTTGGTTCGGTGTTTTTGTGTGTTCATAGTTCATAGGTTAAGAGGGGGGCGCAAGCCCCCTTCTTATTTAGGTTTGCAATACCTAACCTGCCGAACCTTACCGCCGCGATACACTCTAAATAGCTTTGTAATCAAGCCGTATTTGTCTGAGTTCCGGCCAAGAGTGCATGACGACAGGTTTACTTTTTTGGCAACAGTATAGATGTCAAGCCACCCCGCTTTACACAATGACTCGTCATCGTCTATTTTATTTCCATCAAAAAATGCCTGCCAAGCTCCAGCTACAGAGGCAACATCCAAGGATTGTTTGGTTTTCTTTCGCATAGGTTTACGGTTATTTGTGTGTCTGTGTAGTAGCCGTAGCCAAACCCTTGGCTCCAAGCTAAAGTGGCTCGGCGTGTCTTTGCATAGGAAGCGTCAAACTTCATAAGCATTCCAACGCAGTAAGCGGTAGCGGATTGCAGAGTCCTACCCGGCTCCTGCCCTACACGGTGCAGGTGGCCCATGATGCAGCTACCAAATGTCTCCGCATGATCCCTGATGGCAGACATGTTGAACATATAGCCGTGCAAGAACTTATGACCGCCAAGAGTGTAGTGTGAGCGAATGTCGTATTCGTATGTGCGAGCCTTGAGCTTCTTTGCTGTAGCCTCGATCTCTTGGATAACGATAGTCGCAGCGTGTGCAGCGAGAGCATTAGGTGAATGCGCTAGCTTAAACAATCTGTCCTCGTGATTTCCATAAAGTATATGTTGTGGCCGAAGCTCCTGTAAAAAATCGACACCAGCAGCGAGGTCTTCAGCTACAGAGGCAGCGCGATCAGCGGCATTAGGGTCTGACATTGCACCACCACGAGCAGCAGCCATGTCCACGAAGTCTCCTAGATGGATGGTATTGTCAGGGCGAAAGCGGGATTGGAACGAAAGCACAGCGTCCCTAGCTTCTGGGTCGATGTGATCCCCGTGTGAGCAGGATACCGCCATCCACTTCTTCCATTTCTTTGTGATGTTGAACGGCTGGAACCGCTCGCTAGTTTTAGCTTTCATTGGGTATCTTTGGGCATTCAAAGTCGTCTTGACTGAAGATTGGTTTGCCAGTCTCGTCTAAATGTGGAAAGTGGCGCAGGCAGCTATAGGCTCGGTCTGAAATCTCAGTCACGGTCTTGGGCCTAGTAGTATGGTGAAGTAAATCGCGGAGGAATTTACGAGTCTTCCACAGCGAGTATTGTTGCTCGTATCGTAAGCTCATTTTAATTCTGGATGCTGCTTGGCATCCGTTGGAGTAAAGACTTTAAGGAACATATCGGTTGATCCGATCCAGCTAAAGCCATGCCCCCATGCTATCGTTTCTTCAGGGCTAGACATGCAAACCTGTTGGTCTTTACCGCAGCCTTGTTCATTTCCGCGAAAGGTCCACCAGCTACCGGGTTTTGGAAGTATCATTTGTGTGTAATAGTTCTTGCGGAAACTTGTTCAGCAGGTCCATTAGCGCAGCCTCGCCATCTATCACGGCATCCTCGCTCAACTGTGGGAATACAGCATGGAGGACTTCGTGAAGCGCGGTAGAGAGAACGCTGTCTGGATCAGGCTCAACAAATATCTTGCGGTCTTCGGCGACACAAAGGCCGATGTCGTCATCTTCAACACCGATATAGTCGTCTTCAGTTGGCTTTTTGAAGATAATCTTCCAAGGCTCATCACTGATTCGGACTGTTAGCCGTTTGAATCGCACGGTATTAGAATGGCAGATTCTTTTAAGAAGTCAAAAGATATTTTTATATGCCTGTGTAAGTGATTGAATTGCTACCACTTCACCTTCGACGACCAATAGGCCGCACTCATCTTGCCCTTCTTGATATTGGCCCGATGCCTAGCCTTGAAACTCTCCCTGCGCTTGCGATATGATTCAGACTCTCCCTCTTTCTTTGGTGAGCCTGATACCCCCTGTTGCCCAAATCGAATCGTCCTTGGTTTTCCATTATCACTTACGAGAACAACATGACTCTTCGTTGGGTGGCTAGGCGTTCTCTTAGGCTTGTTCACGCCAGACACACCGAGTCGTTTCATCGCTGCTTTAATGGCTTCGCTCATTGCTTAATGCCTCTCTAATGATCTGCCGCACATGGTTAATCTGACGCGCCTTCAAGCACTGCCTCAGTATCTCTTTCAGTTTCTTGTTCTGTTTAATCAACGCTTCGGTATCACTCATAAAAGGCTAGCTTCGCAATCATGTAAAAGGCTGCTAGCGATACTGACATAGACAGCATCGCTAGAATTAACAGCTTGTATTCTTTGCTGGTCATGCAGGATTAAAAGCCCTTCTCAAGCTCGCGGTATCCACGCTGCATCCTGCCGTAGTCGCTTTTAGCGCGGCCAACATTGACATCAATAGCTCCTTTTACCGTGCGCTTTGCTTTCTCAAGCAATGAAGGTTCTTTATAGATGCTTTCTGGCTGCTCGCCATAATACTTTTTAGCGAAACGCTTCAGGTCTTCTTCATCAGTTTTTACCCCGGCATACTTTTTCTTGAATGCTTCTTTCAGGGCTTTATTTTCTAGGTCCATATATTTTGTTTCTATTGTTAAACTATAAACTTCTTACTGAATTCTAACGCATTGTTCCATCTGTTCTGCAAGCCAGCCCAAAACTTTGCTCTGGCTCCTACAGGTGGAGCAACGCGAATCTCGTATGTTTCCCTAGCACTACGCAGGTTGTCAAGAAGTGATGCCACATTCTTTGCCGCTTTAGCTAGAGTTGTCTTTGTTACAGGTCCAAACTTCCCATCATCAGCAATACCCAACGCAATCTGCAAGATACGCAAGGCGCCTTTCGGTCCTCGGTTAAATGCAGCATCACGGAGGAATGCTTCTAGCGGAGCTAGTTCAGTCCAGTTCTTAACGACATCTGTGTATTCAACAAGATACTTCTTGGCGAAGCTCTCTGCTTGTGAATGACGGTTGCTGTCGATAAGATTCTTGAGATGCGTTGCAGCCTTTGGATGGTATCTATCGTTGATGCCTGCAACTTCAAATGTTCCACCACCGTCAGCCTTAGGTAGCGGATAAACTTTAAGCCTGCCCAGCTTGTCCTTACGAGCCTCGGACTTCAGAATGAAGTCACCCATCTCTAACCGTTCTGCCTCGGTAGCCATACTAGAAATCAGCCGAGCCTTTGATCTCGCCCTTGATAGGAATAACGCTAACGCTGACCCACAGGCTATCCAGTAAGCGGATTAAGAATGGCCTGTCATCAACGATTGGCATTACTCTAATAGGGTTCTCATACCACACATGCGATGGGTAGGCTTGAGCGTAGCAGTTGAAGGAAAGAAGAAGAATAAACAAACCGAGCAGCTTGCTTCGCACAGGCTTGGCTTTACGCACTTCTGCGTTCGGATTGAACTGACCACCGGGTTTAGTCCTGCGAATCGTTTTACGGGCCTTTACGCGCCCATAAATAGCCAATCCTGCACCGAGTGATTCCATCGCCAGAGTAACGATGTCGGTCAACTCCTCGTTGACTATATCAACATTGAGCCACTTCAAGACTTGAGCCAGCAGCATAACGACGATTCCGATAATCGTCCTGCTCTGCCACCATGCCTTCTCGTCGTTCATTTATCGGTCAGCTTGGCAAGAGCAAGCTCGATAGCTAGGTTGACTGCACGGTTAGATGCGTTGATCCCCTCGCGGGTTGCTGCGTCTTTGATCTTATCAACAGCAATCTTGCGTTTCTCGTCGCCGCTCTTATCAGAAGTGAGCAGTGAGGATACAACTTCCAGCGCGATGGGAAGCAGTTCTCTCAAAAGGGAACTAGCCGAATCGCGGAGGATCGGAATGATGAATTCGATAACAGATTTGGATGCTCCGGTAATAGCGGAGATAGCTTTAACAAGTAGTGTTTTCATTTTTTATCTTTGTCGTTACTGCGTTTCTCAATCATTACAATAATAGAAACTATCGCTGCAATAGTGCCGAAAGCAAGAGATGTAATCCGCAGCCACTGCTCAACATGAGGCAGGACTGATACGATAACTGCTAGAAGGCTTGTTGCGGAACCCATAATACCGGGATGATGTGGCGCTGACTGAGGATCGAAATTCATTTAAGCGAACATAATTTAATTGTTTAACAATATTCAATAATTATTTCAGGTAATCGTTAGAGTAGATGTAGCCGAGTCGTATGTTCCAGAGCGACCAGCAACGCCAGTTCCGGTGAGCGTGACAGACAATCCTGTTTGAACCGTTGATCCGATAAAGAACTTGAATGTGTCACCGATTGTCGGGGCGATTGTGAAGTTTGCAGTAACAGATGTATTCGTGAATGTAACTTGGTTGCACTTGTTTCCCGTATTCACTTGAAACGAAGCGGAAGAAACAATAAGGTTTCCAGCAAGGGTTGATGTTGACCCAGTGTATGTGTTCACTCCAGTAAGAGAAACGCTGCCCACTCCTTGTTTAACTAGCCCTCCTCCTGTCCCGTCAGTAGTAAGCGCACTCGGAATGTTAAGCTGACCAGCAGAAGGATTAAGAATAGCGCCACCGGACTTAACAACGCACGATACTGTTGAAGGTATCGTCATTGTATTAAGGCTTGTAAATGCTCCACCGTTGAAATTTATAGTCGCTGGTCTAGCAGTAGTAACATGTGTTACGCCAGTAGTTGTCAGCGTTCCTCCATTTACATTCAATACAGCAGATACACCAGCCCCGCTTCCGCGATTTAGAATAAGGCTACCCGCATTGATTGTTCCTGTTCCAGAAACAGTTACTGTCCCAGCGCCAGTTCCACCACCGCACTCAATACCGGGTGTTGTGAAAGTTCCTCCTGATACATTCAGTAAGCAGACAGCCCCAGCCAACCAAGTTCCACTTGTGCTAGTGCTAACCGTTCCACCAGTTTGATTGAATGTTCCGTTACCACCGTTGTTATCACCAAGCATCATTCCGCCATTAAGTGTAACAACTGCTGATCCACTTACATTTACGGTTCCTGTATTTCCTGAACTGACTGCGAGTTGGAAGCTACGCACACCGCTTCCAGTAAATGTTTGAGTAAAGTTACCAGTAATATTCAAAATAGGATTTGAGGCTCCGTTAATGGCAACTGAATTATTTGCAGTGTAAGTTCCAGAAAATGTTAATGTGCCTGCGCTAACTGTAGTTGCTCCTCCATAATTATTTGAGCTACCTGAAAGTATAAGTGCGCCAGTTCCAGTTTTAACCAATCCAGCAGTATTGTTTGATGAGAGTGATGTGAATGTAACATTAAACCCTTGTGTCTCTATACGAATTGGCGAAGTGCTATTATTTATTCTTGCTGAAACATCCAATGTTGTAGCTCCGCTTGCTGGATAGCTCATCGTTCCGCCGTTAAAGCGAATATTTCCAGTTCCAAATCCGGTGTCAGTCTGTAGCCTCAAGATACCTTCATTTATCAGCGTCTCTCCAGTATATGTGCTTGAGTTCATATTTACTGTTCCGCTTCCATTTTTAATAACGGTTCCAGTCCCGCTAATGCTTGGAAAGTTTTGACCCTGTGTAATAACTCCAGAGCGATTTAGTATGAATGTTCCATTATTTATTATGGAAGAAGCAGAACCAAGATTTCCACTTCCAGCGCCCTGTCCAAGCTGAATGGTCCCAGAGTTAATTGTAACGCTTCCAGTGAATGTATTTGTAGCGCCAAGAATTAGCGTTCCAGTCCCATTCATTACGAGATTCCCAGAAACACTAGGAGCATCTGCCAATACGGTAGCAAAAATAAGAGTAACATTGTTTCCAAATATAGCTCCTCCACTTTTAATTAAGCATGATATAAGCGGTTGAGTTATTGTTAAATTGTTAGTCGTTGTCGTGAATGTTCCACCGTTGAAATTGAATGTATTCGTTCCGCCATTCCTGAACCAGTTATTGCAACGGAATGTTCCGCCATCTAGGTTTATTACAGATGTTGCAGACGCGCCGCCGATACCCCAGCGAAGGCCACCAGTTAATGCAAATGTCCCAGATATTATGTTTACAATACTTGTCGTAATTCCACTACCACCACCAATATCATAAGCTGATCCAGAGAATGTTCCTCCATTAACATTGAGTGTGCTAGCAAGACCAGCCATCCAAGTTTCTCCATTATTCTGAAGCGTTCCAGCATTGCAATTAACGGTAGCTGATCCGCCGTTATTATCTCCAAAGAATAATCCTGTAACAGTCATTGTTCCACTAGATACAGTTAGTGTGGCTGCTGTTCCTGAGTTAAGAGCAATCTGGAAGTTACGAGAACCTGCTGCCGCTGTTTGAAGGAATGTCCCGCTGGACACAATCCCACCACCATCAAGTCGAACCTGTGCAGCAACAGTTGTTGATCCAGAAAGTGTCTGTGTTCCTGACCCTAACTTAAAGAATGTTCCTGCTGTATTGGTTAGAGTCCCACTAAATGTCGCGGAGTTTACGGAATTAAGAGTCAATGCGTTTGCACCGCATGTTAATGTCCCTGCACCCGCAAGAGTAGCAAAGGTGTCCGAACCTCCGAGAGTAATTATAGCGCCAGACAAGATCGTAACGGCAGACGCATCAGGGATTCTGTTAGCCGCTGATGTCGCAAGAGTCCCAGCGATAACAAGCGTTGGTCCAGTATAGCTATTAGCGCCAGAGATCGTCAGTGTATTGGAGCCTAGCTTGGTTAGCCCTAAAGCCCCTTTAGCGGTGTTTGCGATGACATTCGGGTATGTCCTATTGCCTGATGTCGTATCGAAGCCTATAGCCGATCCTGCGTTAAAGTTGGTTGTTCCTAGAATCGTTACAACATTCGCATCAGTAACTGCGTTATAGACAGCAAGCGTTGCGCCTGACTCGACAGAATATCTGCCGTTAGTATTCCAACCCGGTAGCGCAGTAAGATCGGTGATCGTTAATACGCCTGCGTTAATCGCAGCGTTCCCAGCATAGGTATTGTTACCTGATAGCGTAAGAACTCCGAGTCCGTTCTTGATGATTCCGATTGATCCGGTAATCGAAGACGATAGCAGTGTATCCAAATACACCATGAAATGACGGAACGAGGAAGTCTCGTTAGTGATTGTTCTAACTGGACTTGCTTGTATGTATGCCGCTGTTGACTGAGTTAAGATCATCCAACAATAATATAAAGAGTTGAAGATGATGGAGTCAACGCATTATATCCAGCCTGCGTAATCTGAACAGCATTAGCTAATACTGTAGCGCCAGTCATCCCAGTTATATCTGAGATAATAACATTCCCCGGTATCGTTCCAGTAGCTCCTGCTGGACCAGTAGAACCAGTCGCGCCCATGTCTCCAGTAGGGCCAGTGGCTCCCGTAGCACCAGTCGAGCCAGCTCCAGTAGCTCCTTCTGGTCCAGTAGCTCCGGTGGCTCCATCAATGCCAATATACCCAGAAGCCCCAGTAGCACCAGACCCGGTAGCTCCGGTCAATCCAGTCGCGCCAGTTGGTCCAATATCTCCGGTAGCGCCTGTAGCTCCAGCACCTGTAGCTCCTTGCGGCCCTGTAGCACCAGTAGTTCCAACTTCACCCTGTATTCCAGTAGCGCCAGTTGAACCTTGCTCGCCAGTCGCTCCAGTCAATCCAGATGTTACGATGGCGAAAATGACCTGATGGTTATTAGAAAATTGCGATACCCCGCCAGAATTGACAAATGTTACTGGTATTGAAACATAACTATTCGTAAAAACTGTCGGAGTTCCGTTAATTTCCCAAGTCTGAAAGTTGTTTGAATTTGATTGGTCCTGAATAATGAAATTATCCCCATCTTTAAACAGGAGAAAAAATACATCAATGTCATTTCCCAAAGCATCTATGTGAGAAAGAGCAACTGTCGTTGCGGATACTTGAGTAGAATTATTCCAGTATAAATGTCCAGAACTTGGGATTCCAGATGTGGCATTAGCGTCTGCCTGATAATTATAGAATGTCGAAGACTGTCCAGCCGGACCAGTGGCCCCGGTTAATCCAGTAGCTCCCGTTGCGCCAAATCCTGTTGCCCCTTGCAAACCAGTTGATCCCGTAATTCCAGTTGCTCCTGTTGATCCAGTTGATCCAATTTCGCCAGTAGCCCCCTGTAAACCAGTTGAACCTATAATACCTGTTGAACCTTGAAGCCCTGTAGAGCCAATCAGACCAGTTGCTCCTGTCAAACCTGTAGCACCAG